TATTATGTCTACAAGTATCACAATAACCATTACTGCAAATGAAAAGAATCCTATTACAGATTTTTCATTAACATCGTTTTTGTCTTTAAATATGTTTCGAAATGACATTTGATATTCCTTTTTATATAAATATCAAACTGTTTTTCAATAAACATGTTTTATGAAAAATTTATGAAATTCCTTCGCCTAAATTAGATCCGCTAAATATAAATGAAGCTTCTGCTAAATTCACGCCAATCTAATATCATATTTCTCCAATTATATTTATTGCTATTTAATTTAATATAAATATTAAAACATAAAAAAAGGGTGGAAATTAATCCACCCTAATATTAATTATATTAATAAATATATCTTATAGACTATTTAATCCCTTAATATATACTTTACCATAGAATTCTGGTCTAACAACTTTCTTAGCATATCTAGTCATAACACCTTTTCTTGGGGTGAAGTTAACTGGATCGTATACTAATGGAGTCATGATCAACGGAACATATGGTGAATAAACTGCTCCACACTCAAGGAATTGATTTCCTCTAAAGCCCATCAATATGATGTTCTCTTTCATGTATGGATTTTTATATACAGTGTATCTATTATTAATTGCACCAATTTTCTGAACACCGGCTGCAAATTCCATTTTAGTTCCATCTGTGTCTGCTGCAAATCCTGGAATTGATTCTAGGATAGTTGCTACTGCAGGAGATGTTACTAAGAAGTTTGCACCACCACGTAAAGTCTTTTGGTGAATTTTATTTGATACTTTTTGCAGTTTGGTACCTAATGTTTGGAACCAACCACCTTGTGTATTATAGAATCCACTCGTTGCTTGTTTAAACGCTGCAGTTGCTGAGTCATAAACTTCATTGTTATTTGCTGACCAAAACTCAGTAGTAGGCGCAGCTGAAATTAACATATCAAGTATTTCTAAATCAATTTCCATAGATACATACTCAGATAGCATTGAAGTTAATTCTGCTTCTGCGTCAATTGAATGATAAGCATTAAGATCTTGAGCGAACTCAGGTGTCCATACTGCCTTCAATTTACGTGTTTTAGCAACAATTGCTTCAGATTGCATTTCTAAGTTTACTTCTGGAATATCAACATCATCTTTAACTCCCTGACCTAAACTAGATGCTCCTGAATCTTCAAAATCACCTCTTGTAATATCAGTCGGTTGTTTGTGATATTGTACCGTGGTTAGTGCATTATCTATAAATTGACCTGAACCAATTTTTACAACAAAATCAATTTTACCGTTGCCGGCTGTGCTTTCGTGTTTAGTATATGCATGGAATATTGTATCAACAAAAGATGCTGATGCTACAGTAAATGCTCTAACACCTTGTGCGTCATATCCTGATAGCGAACCAGTATTAATTTGTAATATACAATAATTAGCAGAAAAACCTGCTTCATCTGTTAACGTAGAATCAAAATTAACTGACGCTGATGTTATAGAAGATGTAGTAGCTACAGCAGTAGTTACAGTTACATCATTAATTGAGTAACCAAATCTACCTGCACCATAAAGACCGCCTGTCGGATCTCCTGATACATTAGTAGCACCAAACATTGAATCAGCTGACTCAGCAGAAGCAAATGGATGCTCGCTTGATGCAACTGGATCTGTTTGATCTGCAGTAAATCCTGCTTGTGCTGTACCATATTTAAAATCTAAATAAAATACTAGTCCAGACGGAAGATTCATTGGTTGTACTGATACAAATTCTTTAGCTGCAAATTCAGCAAAGATTCTTCTTACTAATGGAAGTGCTACACCTGCCCACTCTTCAGCGCCAGTGTTTGTTCCTGTTTGTGATGCTTCTTTTACCAGCTGTCTTGCTTGGTTTTCTAAAAGCTGTGCCATTCCGGCACGTTCGGTCTCTTTATTTAGACCTTCTAAAAGTCCGGTTTTATCCCATTTATTAACAGTGGCTACTGCCGCTTTTCTTTGGGAGTTATCGGGACTTGATAATAATGAATTCATACTCATTGTTTTATCCTTTTTTTAAAATTAAATTAATCCTGCTAATTTTTTCCAACGATTTGCATATTCAAATCCTTCAGACAAAATTTGCGTTGTTTCTTTTGACGGAGCTGTTGTTGCACTAGGTCGAGAAGCATAAGATTCTTTAACAACACGTTTTTTAGCCGGCTTAGTAAAGCTTTCTGCTAATGTTGTAAATACTAATTTAGTTTCTCTAGTAGTACTAGCTCTATCGAAGTTTTCAATCACTTTCATTTTTTGAGCTTCTGACAACTCAAAGTTTCTAAATAACTTGTTAGTGTAAAGAAGTTTTGCGTTTAAAAGATTGACTTCATTAATAACTGATTTTAGATGTTTAACAGTTTTATAAGACTCTTCTAATGCTTCTAATGTTTCTTGAAGATCTTCCGAATTTTCTCCTATCTGTTCTTCAGCTTCAAATGGTGTTTTAGTACCTTCTTCTACCGGAGCTTCTTCTTCTTCTTCTTCAGAAAGAATTTCATTAATAATTTCATCTATAGATTCCATTGTATAAGCTTCTTCTGTATCATGATCATCTGTATGTCCTGCGCTCATCATTTTAGATTGTCGAGCTTCTGATGGCATATGTCCACCTTCCTCTGCGTCATAATCATCATCCATCATGGTTTCTTCTAATTCAGCAATGATTTCATCTAAACCTAAATCTTCACCTTCTTCGTTATATTCGCTGTCTGCATCTTCGTCTGACATTTCATCACTTGAATCATCAACACTTTCACCCGCATCAACTAAAGTTGATAATGCATCTTCTTCAACTCCTAGTACTGGTGCAATTGCATCAACTAGTTCGTCTTTTGAAATTACATTGCCTTCTTCAGCTTCTGGAGCATCAAGTGTATCAGCACCCATGTCATCCATGCCATCCACATCCATTCCAGCATCACCCATGTCATCCATATCATCATGTTCTGCTTCGTCTAAATCTTCTGATAATTTAGCTGACAGCATGTTTTGGATTCTTGGAGCAAATGCTTCTTGTAACGCAATCTTTGCATTAGCCAATGCAGTTTCTTTAACCGCTTTAGCATCCGCAATTGCTTCTTTTAGCAAATCTGATTTTGCCATAGTTTTTCTCCTTAAATTTTTTTTTTTGGAAATAAGATTATTTTGAATCTTAATAAGAATAAATAATTTTTTTATAGACACTATATAAAGATTGATAGTGTATTCCTCAATAAATATAGACTAGTTTAAAAAAACAGTAAAAAAGCCCAACATTAATTGCTGGGCTTAAATTCTATATTAAATATTTTTATGCGTTAGTGTATCCGCCGCCATTAAATACCATTAAATATCCAGAATTAGATCCGCCACCGAGTCCACTTCCTGATACCCATAATGATCCAGATCCATTTAAAACGGCCTGGCCTTGTGTGGTTGGCAAATTACTAAAATTAATATTTGAGTTACTAGCACTTACTGCAAATGATTGTGATGTTGCACTTAATGTACTAGCTCCAGTAACCGTACTATTTCCTGTAACTGCTAAATTTCCACTAACAGTTGGTGCAGTTAAATTTGTAATTGCTTTACTTAAATCGTCTACACTAACTTTTTTCGTCGAATTTGCTGATGTATCAACAACTGGTAATATGTCAGTTGCAACTGCCACGTCTCCAAAAGCTAAACTACTTAATTCTGAAATTTTCTTCGTACTCATAATTTTATATCCATTTTTTATATTAAGGCATTATTAAATTTGATCCACCTTCTGTTATCATTACATTACCATTTTCAGTCAACATTTCTACGCCAGGTGTTGTTTGTGCTGCGGCATATCCGCCAACACCACCAAAGCCAGCTTGACCGGTTGGATTTTTTGTTACCCACTGAGAATTAAACATTGTTATTGCTTGTTCTGTTTGAGCAACTTCTTCTAAAAATTTACGTTTTTGTTCATTTAACGGTAAATTTTTAATATGATTCTGTTTAGTGAAATATCTCCAGTCTAACATATTTTTCCAATTAATTTTATTATAAATATAGGCTAAAAAGAAAAAAATAATAATTAAAAATTATTTTGTTTGTCTTTAATTTTCTGTATATATTTAGCTTTATTTATTTGTTCTTTTCTTTTAACACTACGCTTTATAAAAGTTTTATTTTCTTTAAAACGATCTAAGATATTTGAATCTTTTATTTTTCGTTTAAATAATCGTAAAGCGTAACCTAAATCTTTGTCTACCACTGTAACTGCATTAGCATTTCCTGACACTATACTTTTGTGTTGTTTTTGTCGTTTATTCATATAACTATATTTTTATTTTTTAATTTGATATATCTAATTTAGATTTTTTAGATTTAACGTTAAATCTAAAATGTTTTAGTTCTGGTTTTTGTGCAAAATATCCTTGTATTTTTTGTGATTCGTCTCCCGGGTCATCTCCTAATCTAAAATAAAAATAACCAATTTTTCCAGATCTAGATATGCTATGTTTTATAATAGTAAATCCTTTTCTTTCAGTCCATTGTTTAATTTCTTGTGCTACATTATTAGCTTCTGCAGGATCTCTAACTATATATTCAACCCCACCTCTATAATCAATAAGATTATTTATAAGTTGAGCTTCTTCAATATCATATGTTTCGTTTAATTTATATCCGAAAAATTCTTGATACATTTTTTTAAATATATTCATTGTATTACCTTATAATATATATTTTTTTTTATTAAACCAAATTAATTAATATTATAATATTTTTGTATTCCTTCTGCAATATCTTCAAATGCAGCTGCTAATCTACGTTCATGGATCTGTACTTCATTTGCAGATTTTTTAAATTCATTTAATGCAGCGTTAATTCCTTTAAATTGTCTAGAAGCAGATACGCTGTCTACTAAATCATCAGATTCTTCTGTTACTAATCGGTTTGCAGTTTCAACAACTTTACTAATATTTTCAACAACTTCTTGCAATTTACCAGTACCATATACTGATTCTCCCATTTGTGAAAATGTTTTTAATGCGTGACGAAAGGCTAGTTTTTCTTCAGTTGTTAATGGCTGTGCTTCTTCTGAAAAAACAGTTTTTTTCATCTCTTCTTTCAATAATTTTTCTATTGCTTTTATATTACTTTTCATTTTAATATCCTACATTTGCCATCAGAACATAATATTGAAGTTATAATGTCATTGACTTTATTATATTTATTTGTTGTTGTATGTTGAATTGATTCATTCACAGATCCTGGTCTCATAAATGCTCCATGAGTTGATGGATTAGAAACAAAGTCCCAACATATTAATTCAAAATCTTCTTGAACTTCTACAGTACCTTCATTTCTTAATTCTTTAACCGATCCTAACCCTCTCGAGCTAATACCTAAAACTATGCCGGCTTTAAATAAAGATTTTAAAATATTTCCCGATGGGGTATCTAAAATTTGAACAGCTCCTTTTAAATCATCACCTTCCCACCAAATTTTTAATACATTATGAGAAACATTATTTAAATTAACAACTGATGATTCTGGGTGATCTAATTCTCCTAAAGCTCGATGCTGATCTATATATTCTTTTTTATATTTTAAACATTCTCTTTCTAAAATATTTTTAGGATAAACGCGACCATTTTGGTTTTTAGCTCCTGCTCTCTGTAATACCCCTTGTACAATAAATCCACCAGGAACGCCATATTTATCTCCATTAGATTCATTTAATGATCCAATTGGCTTAAATTGCATATAATCCATGATTAATTGTTTTGACATATTACTCCCCTATTGCTCTTACACGTTCTGCTATTTTAATTAATTTTTCTGATATTTTATTAAGTGCCTTTTCTGTTCTAGGACCATAATTCTCTCTTGACATACCAGATTCTATTTTTAATTGATTAGTATGTTTAACTAATGTTTCAATCTCTCTTAATTTTTTTGATACTTCTTGAATAGTCTTTTTTACTTTTTGTTCTGGAGATTCATTTTTATTTCCTCGCGAAAATTGTCGATAAGATTCAATTAAACGTTCATATTTACGATCCATAGCTTCGTGAACCATTTCATATGTTTTATCTTTACGGTTTTTCATTTTTCTTTTACTTGGAGCAAATGCATAAGGAGTTTGATATGCTGCAACTCCTGCAGTGTTAGACATTTCGTCTATTTCTTCTTCATTATGTGAACCACAATGTCCTTCATGAACTTTGCCGCACATTTCACATAGATGTTCTTCGTCTAATAATTCATCTTCTGTTAATTCAGCTGTGTCTCTAAGTTGTTGGTTAAATTTTGCTTGAGCATCTGCTAATGCATTTGTTTGTTGAATTTGTGTTTTTTTATCATCTTGTTCTTCCAATTCAACAAACTTACTTTCTATTTCTCGTAAAAATGATTTCATGAATTTACCTGTTTTAATTCATTAACTAAATCCATATATCTTAATAGAGATAAAACATGCGATTCTTTAATTATTTTTTTATTTTCAACAGAACATAACATTTCAGATAATTTTTCTACCTTAATTTTAGTAGTTGTGTCTGTTACATTACTTGCTAATTCTTTTAGTTGTTTTTTAATTTGAGGAATAGTTTTTCCTATATATGTTTTAAATACATCAGTATCATTTACACTAGTTATATATTGTCCTAAAAGATCTTTTTGTGATTCAGATAATACTCCATATTTTTTATTAAATTTTTCTATTAATAAATTATATGATAATAATCTCATATCTTCTGATTGTTTTGAATATGCTTCTAAGACTACATCTTTTTTAAATAATTTACCAGAAGGCATACCATTTTCTACAATTATTGATTTACATTCCATTAATTGTTTAGGGTTTGTAGATTCAGAATGTTCAAATAACATATATACTGATGCTAAAACTTTATAATTATTTATATGTATTTTTGATATGTTTTCAAATACAAAATTATCTTGAATTTCTTTTACAAGATTATAACGCTGTCTTTTTAAAACACTTTGATTTAATTTATTATGTGCATCTTTTACGTTGCGTATAAATTCTAAAGCGTATGCTTCTGATTTATATTGTTCTTTTATTAAATTATTATAAAGTTGTAATTCTTTTGCTAATTCGGTATTTTTACCAAAATATTTTTTAATTATATCGATAGTTAACGATTTATCAGAAGTCATTGTTTCTGATGTTAATTTACGTACCAATAATTCAAATAGAATACCCGTGTTTCTATATTTTGAATGTTTTAATTTTTTCATATCATACCGATAGTTTATAATAAATATATTTAAAAAAATTATTCTAGTATATTATCTTCATCTAGCATAGTACCAGTGTCATTATCATGATCTTTATCTTTTAATGATTCGGTAATTATATTAGGAGTTTTATTATATTTTGTTTTTAATGTTTTAATTAAATTATTGTTTTCTGTAGTAAATGAAATTTTTCGTTTACGTTTTACTGGCTGAAATGCAGTTTTTTGATTTTCAGCATCAAATGCTTGTTTTATTGTTTTTTGTCCGGTAACATCCCAACCAAATGCATTATCATGTTGTCCAGATTTAATACCTTCTTTAGGTCGTCCTCCTACGTCTCGGTCCTCCACTTCATCTGATGACATATGTACTGTTGCCAAATCGTGTGGCGTACCATATGATACTCCTGTAACAGAAGGGTCATTACCTTCTTGTTCTATTTGATTTTGTCGAAATCTTAATTTAAGATCTTCTATAACATTATTTCTTTCTTGTAACCATTGGTCTTCTGACATATTAAATATAAATTCATAAATGTATTTATCTGAAACTAATTTACTATCTTTCATTGTATTAGCTAATGTTATTTTTTCATTCATTAGCGCAACTTTTTGTTGATCGTAAATTATAGATGGGGCAGTTAATTCTAATTCAAATCCAACTAAATCTTCTCCCTCAAACCCTTGAGAATATAAATGAACTATAGCTATTTTTGTTAATTCAGAAACCATTATTTTTTGTAATCGTTCTATAGTTCTTGCAAATCTAATATCCATTGATGCTAATGTAGTTTTTCCTTCCACGCCTTCATCAAAACCTAAAAATGGTTTTGGAATTTTTAAAGCAGCCATCATTTTATGTTTAACATAATCAATATCTTCAATTCCAGTAAAAGTCATTCCAGGTAATGTGTCTATTGATGTCTGTGATTGGCCTCCTCTAACTGGTAAGTAATAATCTTCTAACATATTATTAATGTTAAATTTTAAATTATAATTTCCAGTATTTGCGTCAATATGAGGAATTTTTTTCATTTTATTGATAACTTGCTCCATATAAGTATCAACTTCATTTGGTGGAATATTACCAATATCAATTTTAAAAATACGTTTTTCTGGTGCTCTCATTATACGATGAATTAACATTGCATCTTCTAACATTGTTAATTTTTGAAATTCTTTTCTTGCTCCTTCGAGCATACTTCGACCATATGGTAAAAAGTTTGAATCAGAAAGCATTCGGAAATGTGCCATTTCAAATACATCATATCCATTTTGAGGACTAGAGGCGTGTCTAAATTTTATATTATATTCCCCGGTTTCTTCACTATATTCTTCTGTTCTTTCTACTTCATAACTAGAAAATGGTCTGGCGTTTATAATTCCTAATTCATCTGCGATATCTAATTTTAAAAAGAAATCTCCATATTTTGCCATATTTCTAATCCATGGCCACATATTAAATTCAATATTTAAAACATCATTAAATAAATTTTGAAGAATTTTTTGTATATTTGTTTTATTACTTTTAATAGCTAACACTTCGCCAAATTGATTAGCTAATGTAGATTCATCGGCATATATATCTAACGCAGAACTAATAATTGGATCTTTATCCATCATTTCATAATCTACATATAATTGTATACGATTCTGATTTGCATAGTAATTTGAGTCATATCCACCATGTCCTCCAGTACGATATCGATTAGATCCGTGCAATCTAGTATATCTGTCAGCTAATTTAGTTTGACTAATATTACCCGAAGATTGTAATCTGTTAGTATCAA